TGGCAGCACAGATCCTAAACATCCGTGCTGCAGGTTTTGTTGATGGTGGCGTTGGTTTCTCTCGTACAAGCGCAGATGCATTCTCTGATGTTGATTATTTAGGAATTATTGCAACGAACAATTTCTTCATTCAAGTTGAAGGTACTGCCAACGTAGGTGGAAAAACACTGAATGGTAAGTTGTATGGTTATCGTGCCCGTGCAGATGCAGCAACATATGCTGCATTGGTTCAATCCGAAGTACTCTCCGCTTGAGGAGGGGCCTAAGTGGTTAAGATCCATGGTAACTGGTGCGGCCCTAATTGGACTGCAGGTCAGAATGTCGACGCGTTGACGTATAAGCAACGTGGTGGACAGTTTGATGAGCCCTGTACCGACAAACTTGATTGCGCATGCCGAAAGCATGACCGTGATTGTGCTGATCCTCTTGGGTGCAGCCGTAAAGGCGATACGGCACTTATCAAGACGGCACTTTCCGTCGCACTTAACCCTGCAAACCGACTCTTTCGACCTGCACTTGCAGACAAAGCAGCACTTATTGCAGCAGGAATCACAGCAGCAAGAACAACAAGGAGACGATGAAGATGGCAGAAGTACGGATGACGATGGAAGAATACCTGCAGTTACTGAACGGCCTCACTTCTGATCTGTCTGCAGAACCTGGTTCTCCTGGTTCTATGGCTCCTGCAGCTACAGGAATGCCAAAGAAAAAACGCTCAACTGCGTACCAGCGAAAATACAAGGCTAACTTCAAGAAGATCGCAAAGCGATACAAATTAAAGTCCGGTAAATGGAAAAAGAATGGTTTCAAAATGGCTGTAAAGATGGCTCATAAGATGTCAAAGAAGTGATTTCATGGAACATCCTTGGACAACATTGCTCAAAGAGATTCTAAAAGAACTCAAAGGTTTGCGCAGAGATCTCAAGAAGTAGTAGTTTGTTCGAGATAATCTCGAATAACGGCTTTGATGTGTATAGGACAACCTCCTCTTGTAAGGAGATGTTGTAATATTTCATCCGCGGCTACATCTCGCAATAGAAAATCATCCATTTGATTGTGTAATCTGTTAATGGCTCGATCTACAAATTGACTTTGATTTTGTTTCGTTTGAACAATCTTGATTGTCGAGCGACGGAGATTGAAAGTCTTGAGTGATTTATCGCTCATGGTGAACACTTCCTGCAGTATCCAGAGAACGGATTGCATGCTTCGCATGTGCAAAGTGTCGTTGAAAAGAAGATTTCATCGCAGTTTATGCACTGCCACCATGGTCCTTGAGGACCTTCATACTGATCGAGTGGCAATAACCAGTCAAATGTTGGTTCTCTGCTTATCCAATCGTAATTAAAATGAAAAGAACAGTCTTGACTCATCCTTGACACCTCCGACATTGAGATACAATTGACATATTTACTGCACAATTGACCTCAACTATTGGTGATCGGGACACATTCGTAACCATAACCATTGCATTTCGACACTTCCAGACCTCAAAACATGTATTGCATACTACGCACATTAGTATCTCCGACTTGGTCTTTAGTTAAATAACTAATGACGATTCCTTGCAGATCGGTAGCGATTCGGGGGACTACGTCCCCAAACCACTACATCGGCAGTAGCGATGTTCAAGACAAGGGTAGGAAGTAGTATAATAAACCTCAACCTATTCCTAAAGGGTATGGGACTCAAGAAGACCTCAGAAACAGTAGCCATATCATTCACAGTAAGTGAACCAGCACCGAACACCTTTGCTCAAAACGAAATTGACTTGACACTCGATGTTCTCAACAATGAAGTATTTGTTGTCGAGGCTATCGATCTAGATTGCACACCTCCAGACGCTATTGCCGGTGTAGACACACAATCCCGAGGCAGTTTGTGTTCAACAAGCCAAACTTCCGCTCAATCTCTATCAAACACTAACTGCATGGCAGCACAGATCCTAAACATCCGTGCTGCAGGTTTTGTTGATGGTGGCGTTGGTTTCTCTCGTACAAGCGCAGATGCATTCTCTGATGTTGATTATTTAGGAATTATTGCAACGAACAATTTCTT